ATAACCCCAGATACCAAACAATACACAATAACTTGGGCAGATATTAAGGAAACAAACGATACTCAACAATTTTATTCGAGTAGATTTAATATGGGGATTGTCAAGCCGAATCAACTTTTTCCAAGTATCGGGGAGACAAATAGTTTCACTAAAACAGAATTCTATAACCCGAAAAGAAAAACGAATAATTACCTTCTTTTAAATGCCACTTATGATAGACTAAACAAAAAATTCACAGGTCCAATTCATTGTGGCCCACAAATAGGTGGAGGTAAAGGATTAGGTATGTCAAAGAAACTTATGATAGATTTGGGGTTGGTTGATGGCGATGTTGTTTATTTTCGTCTAACGCCATAATATTTACGATTTTTTTGATATTTATATAAAAAATACAATATGAACGATAAAATAATCAAAACGGTAGACGAATTTTTAGATAACAACGATAATGTTGTTAAAAAGATGTCACCAGATGGTAAAGAAGAAGAAGTTTGTGATTTAACTACAGGCGAATGCTATATTATCCGTTCCAAAGATGGAATTGTTGAAAGAATAAATAAAAAATACATTACCGAAGACGGTAGACAATTATTAGAAGATTAACGATATGAGCCAACTTAAAAAGAAATTACAGGAAGAAGTTAACCGTTATAACGCAATTAACAAATATGCGATAAATTTAATGGAGCAAGCCGAACCACCTAAACCTCCAACCCCGCCAACAGGTGAAGAACCAATTGCCGGCGGAGCACCACTTCCTCCGACAGGCGACGCATCAGCGCCGTCAGCAGGATTACCACCACCTTCATCACCCCCAGCGGAAACACCGCCAGCAGGAGAAACTGGAGCCGAAACACCAGAGGAACCACCAAAGGATCCATCAACAGACGACACGACAGAAGACATCGATGTTACTGAATTGGTTAATATGACCAAGAATATAAAGCAAGAACTTGAAAATTCTAAAACTGATAATTCTGGTGTAACTCAAAAAATGGATACCGTTTTTAATAAGTTATCGGAACTAGAAAGTAAATTGTCCGAAATGGATAATATTATCAGTAAAATCGATGAACTTGGCACAAAAGTAGAAGGAATGAGACAACCATCACCAGTTGAAAAACTAGAAATGAGAAGTCTTGATTCCGCACCATTTAATGAAAAACCACAAGAATTCTTCGCTAAGAAACAAGAAGATATGAAAAAAAGTGGAAAGAATGAATATGTTTTAACCAAAGATGACGTTCTAAATTACAATAAAGAAGATATAAAAAAATCTTTCAACGACAAATTAGGCGATCAGCCTGAATATTAAGAATTTATAATTTATTTTACAAAAAAGAAGAGCTGGATTTTACAATTCGGCTTTTTTTGTTTATATTTTCATTATCAAATAATAAATTAACCTAAATTTTAAGCACTATGAGTGACATTGCAAAATCAGTTCTTGATCAATATGCCAAGAACAAAGCCGCAAGCGGCGGACAAAGTAAGTTTACTAGTCAAGAGGACAGAATGAAGAAGTATTTTACCACAATTTTACCGAAAGGTGATACGACTGGTGAAAGACGGATTCGTATTCTAGCAACTAAAGATGGCTCAACGCCATTTAAAGAAATCAAATTCCACGAAATTCAAGTGGACGGCGATTGGACAAAATTGTATGACCCAGCACAGGATGGTAACAGATCACCACTTAACGAAGTTAAGGAGGCACTGGAAGCCACAGGTAAAGAAGCCGATTTAGAATTATCGAAGAGTTATCGCTCTCGTAAATTTTACATCGTTAAAGTTATCGACAGAGATAAGGAGCTAGACGGCCCCAAATTCTGGAGATTTAAGCATAACTCAAAAGGGGATGGAGTTATGGATAAAATTGCCCCAATCTTCCGTACCAAAGGAGATATCACCGACTCATTAGAAGGTCGTGACCTTATCCTTACCTTATCTTTATCAAAATCTAACAATGGTAAAGATTACACAACAATAAGTTCCATCATACCCGAGGATAAAGCCCCATTACATAGTGATCCCGCTAAAGCAAAAGAATGGCTGGATGACGAATTAGTATGGAGCGATGTTTATTCAAAGAAAAGCGAAGAATATCTTGATATGGTCGCCAACGGTGAAGTTCCTCAATGGGATAAAGAAAACAAGAAATGGGTTTCAAAGACTTCTGGAGAAGTCACTGTCGGTGGTACATCTACCGCACACGTTGATGAACCAATTATCAATGATCCACAAGCCGAAGTACAAGAACCGGATGATGATTTGCCATTTTAAATCGGCATAAGCACGGGAACATGGACACGGTGTCCATGTTCCTTTTTTTAATATTTAACCAAAATGAAAGTATCAGATATAATTAACGACTTAATAGCAACCAAAGCACCATCGGAAAAAACATTTCCATTTGAAATGTGTCTCGAGAATAATGAAACCATTTACGGGGAAGAATTAAGACAATTCAAAGATAAATTAATGGAGTGCGATGAGTTCAAAGAATGTGAACTTCTTGAATTTTTACCATTACCTATAATTCAAAATAAGGAAGGTAAACCAATTTCAGCTCAAAACGTATTGGTTGGTAAAGGAGTTAAATTCAAAGGAAGGTGTTTTTTATTATCGATAGCATTAATCCCAACAATTTACGACCCAAAAACGATGTACGAACCAGTAAAAGATGGTGCAACATTAACACCTATAATGTATAGTCCAATTGATATTACGCCATACAGAAAATTAGTTTTACCTTGGGGCGTGGAAGGTCAAGATAATGATTTACCATTAAAAAAAGCCGAATTATACAATTTAATTAACAAGATACTAAAAAATCCAGAAGAATATATGACACAAGGAACTAGAAAAATTATGATCCGAGGTATATTCGAAACAATAGAAACTAATGAAAATAAAATACAATCCGAACATAATTTGGATATAAATGTAAATGAACCACCATTATATTCACAAGTCTTTTATTTACATTATGATAGAGTAGAAGGAACAACAGACGAAATTAATATGACTATTAAATCCAAAGCAATACACAACTCATTAAAAGAAAAATTCCTAAAACAATTCGAGGGAAAGTCACTTATTATGGAAGGTGAATTAAATAAATTTTTAGAAGAAAATGGAGCGACAAATGGCGATTAAGAAAAAAGATATTCCCGATTATAAGGAAAAATTTTCAACAACAACGAAATATAAAGAAACTAATTTCTATTACTGTGGGGACGCATTTTTAAATGCTTGCGGGCTCCCAGGCCCCGTTATGGGTGGAATAAATATGTTGCTCGGGCACACAAATTCTGGGAAAACGACAGCAATGATTTTGGCGGCAGCAGACGCCCAAAAGAAAGGAGATTTACCCGTTTTTATCATAACAGAAAGAAAATGGGTGTGGCAACACGCTGTTCAACTTGGGCTACAGGCAGAAAAAAATGAGGACGGAGAATGGATTGGTGACTTTATATTCAATGACTCATTTGATTACATTGAACAAGCAACAGATTTTATTAATGAAATTTTAACCGAGCAAGAAAAAGGTAATATCCCTCGTAACATATTATTTTGTTGGGACAGTATAGGGTCAATCCCCTGTAAAATGACATACGATCTTAAAGGAGGACGCCAACATAATGCGGCCGTTCTTGCTGATAAAATCGGCCAAGGACTTCATTCCAGAATTTCAAAATCAAAAAAAGATGATTATCCATATTATAACACATTACTTATAACGAACCAACCATGGGTGCTTCTCCCTGACAACCCTTATCAGCAAGCTGAAATAAAAGCTAAGGGTGGGGAAGCCGTTTGGTTGGCTAGCTCATTAGTATTTTTATTTGGTAATCAAAAAAAGGCAGGAATCAGTCATATTGACGCTAAGAAAAATGGCCGAACAATTTCATATGCTATTAGAACTAAAGTTTCAATATTAAAAAACCACGTAAATGGTCTAGCGTATAAAGATGGTAGATTCATTGCAGTGCCGCAAGGGTTTATTTTAGACACAAAAGAAGCGTTAGAAGAATATAAAAAACAATACTCAGAATATTGGAACGAAATTCTTGGTGGGACGGGGGACTTTACTGTAGTGGATGCCCCGCCAGATGATGACACCGATGAATAAAAGTTATAAAAATATAACTTTTAAATAATTTCTAGATATTTATTAATATATGGGACGAAGAAAAATTGATGACGATAAAAAGAAAACGAAGATTGGGGTGTCTATAGATCCAGAAATTCCAAAGTTTTTAAAAGATAGGTCGATTAACATTTCTTCTCTTGTTAATAAACTATTGAAAAATTATATGGAAAATGCCAACAAAAATTTGTTCTAAATGTGGAACTGAAAAAGATTATAACGATTTCGGTAAATTTTCAAGATCAAAAAATTGGTTTAAAACTAATCCAAATAAAAAGAAAAAATATCGTGAGAATTATAAACCAAGAAAAAGAGAAAGAAGAAAAGAAAGGCAAAAGAACGACCCAATCTACAGAATGGTAAACAATGTTAGGAGTAGATTAAAGAAATATCTAAAGAAATTATCTATAACAAAAGTTAATAAAACTTTTGAAATAGTTGGATGTTCACCGCAGGAATTAAAAAATCACATTGAAAAACAATTTATTGATGGGATGACTTGGGGAAATTATGGTTTTTATGGGTGGCATATAGACCATATTATCCCATTAGATTCAGCAAAAACTGAGGAGGAATTATATAAATTATGTCATTATACTAATCTTCAGCCTTTATGGTGGGAAGATAATTTAGCAAAGTTCAGTAAAATCTTATAAAATATTTATTATTAGTAAAAATTTTTACTATATTTCTAGAAAACAGATTGCTTAATCCTTTAAGAATGAAAAATTGAAAACTAATACACTACTTGTTGACGGGGCAAATCTGTTGTTGATCGGATTTTTCGGGTTAAAGAATCATTACTACAAGGGTCAACATATAGGTGGAATATACCATTTTTTAAACACCATGAGAAGAACTTTCGATACATATTTCTTGGATAAGATTGTTGTCTTTTGGGACGGCGAGGATTCTGCATATCAAAGAAGAAAATTTTACGCACCGTATAAGGAAAATAGGCACAATAGATTTAAGAGTGACGAAGAAGAATCATCCTATAACAGACAAAGAAATAGGATAAAACAATACCTTGAAGAAATCTATGTCAGGCAGGGGGAATATGTTCATTGCGAGGCCGATGACTGCATCGCATATTACACACAAACCGCTCCCAACGAGAAAATAACGATATATTCATCCGATAGGGATTTACCACAATTAGTTAATGAAAATGTATTCATATATAGTCCATCACATCAGAAAATGTACGGCCCAGGTAGTATAATGGAGTATGATCACGAAGATATTCTACTTGAAAATGTGAAAATTGTTAAGATGTTGTGTGGGGATCCATCTGACAATATTTACGGTATCCGAAATTTAGGAGTTAAAACCCTCATAAAATTATATCCGGAAATACAAACCAATGTTCTAACTCTTGAAGACATTATTGAAAAAACGAAATTATTGTTCGAGGAGGACAAGAAAAGTGTAATCATACAAAACCTATTAACGGGAGTTACGAAATTAGGGGTGTTTGGTGACGAATTTTACGAGATAAACCATCGGTTGATAGATTTATCCACTCCGCTCCTAACTGACGAGGCAAGGTCGCAAATCAATGATTTAATACACGAGAATTTAGATACAGAGGGAAGGTCATATAAAAATACAATGAAAATGATGATGGAAGATGGTATTTTTCTTCTTCTACCTAAACAAAACGATGCGTGGTTAAAATTTTTAACTCCATTTTTGAAACTTACCCAAAAAGAAAAAAATAAACATTATATAAGACAAAAACAAAAACAATAAAACTATGACAAACCAAGACCTAACAAAACTGGAATTTCTTTTAACTCTTGAAGGAAATATTATTATTCAGAGATTTTTCAATGTGAAAGATTTTAATCCGAAGGCGATTTCGTGCGTGGAAATGAACGAATGTGTGAAAGAAATTTGCGAAGAAATTTCGTATGATTTGAAAATGAAAACTGTCGAGTATCTACTCGAAAATCAAAATTTATATTACGATTTTGAGAATGTGGAAACCGAAACAGATTTAACGGAAGAGTACTTTTTACTTGAAGTTAAGCAAGAGAACCATGTATTTATTTCTAGAATATTCCCAGCACATGTGTACCATCCAAAGGTTAGATTCACTGTTGATATCCGCCCGAAAATACGATGCATATTATCAAATCTTACCGATGTGTTATCATCTACTGAAATAGAAACCAGTAATATGGGATATAAACTAATATCAGATAGGAAGTAAAAAAGAATATGACAGAAGAAAAAAATTTCGGATACTTAGGTGTATCTTTTCAACAAAAGCTAATAAAGATTATCATTGAGGATAAAAGATATGCCACAACCATTATAGAAGTTATCGACCCACACTATTTCGAAGGGGCATCGTTTAGATTTATCATACAGAACATCAAAGAACTCTATGAAAAATACAATGAGGTTCCATCGTATGATAGTATTTCATACAAAATCAAACAAGAGGACCACGGCGATACCAGTTCTAAAATGCATATGGACACCCTACAGGGTATCAAAGAGTTTGAATTATGTGATATAAACTATGTGAAAGACACAGCAATGAATTTCTGTAAACAACAGGTCTTAAAAAGAGAACTTAAAGTTGTCCAGAAAATTATAGATGAAGGTGATTTTGATTCATATAGAACAATTGAGAAAATAATTCAGGACGCATTGCGCGTTGGTGCAAATACAAATGATGTCAGGGATGTCTTTGAAAATATAAGGGAAGTTATAAGGAAAGATGCTAGAGCACCAATCCCAACTGGAATTGATGGCATTGATGACGCATTAAAAGGAGGCTTGGGTATTGGTGAGTTCGGTATGGTTCTTGCTCCGACCGGTATAGGGAAGTCCGAACCGATAAGTGAACCGCTTTTAACCCCCACAGGATGGATAAAAATGGGTGAAGTAAAAGTAGGCGATAAGGTTATTGGGAAAGATGGAAAAGAACAATATGTTTTGGGGGTATATCCACAAGGAATTAGGCCGATATATAAAATAATATTTACCGATCAAACATCAGTAAAATGCGACGAGGAACACCTATGGAGTGTGAATACACTTAATATGAGAACCGCTAAAACAAGAGTTAATGGTAAGGGTGTATATAAACCTAACTACGGGTATAATATTTTTAAGACCTCAGATATGATGAAAGACATCAAAAAAAGAGGTAGATATAATTATAGGTTGCCTGTTGTTGAACCTGTTGAGTTTGAAAGAAAAGATATTTTGATTGACTCATATCTTTTGGGATTACTATTGGGCGATGGATGCTTACCAGAAAAAGGAAACGTGTCTATAAGTACAAAAGATGATGAACTATTTGATAACATTAATCATTTAACTATGCATTCATCATTTACAGAATATACAAGGCAAGATATTAAAACCATAAAAGTCATTAGATTTAAAATGATTATAAGTAGATTATTATCTACCTACGGTTTACTAGGAAAAAAATCGAACAATAAATTTATACCAAATGATTATTTATATAATTCAATCGATGTAAGAATAAGCCTACTACAAGGGTTAATGGATACAGATGGTTATATTAGTAAAAAAGGATGTGTTCAATTTACAACAGTCTCAGAGGAGTTATCAAAAAATATTAGAGAATTAGTATTATCTTTAGGTGGTTCTGCTAGGATAACTACAAAAACGCCAGCATATAATTACAAGGGAGAAAAAAAGGTAGGTCAATTATCTTATAATGTAACAATTTCTTTTGCAAATAATATTGTTCCGTTTAGGCTTTTAAGAAAAGTAACTAGCTATTATAAAAGGGTTAAATATAAAGAACAAAAATTTATTAAATCAATTGAATATTCACATAATGAGGAAGCCGTTTGTATTAAAGTTTCAAATCAAGATGAGTTATATGTTACAAGTGATTATGTACTAACACATAACACAACCATATTAACCAAGTTTGCAAATTCAGCCTATAACTGTGGTTTTAAGGTATTACAAATTATTTTTGAAGATAATGTGAATTCGGTATTACGAAAACATTATACAATTTGGACTGGATTATCCCCCGACAATTTACCCACCGATACTGAAAATGTTGTTGAAATGTTACAGGAAATTGAAGCTGGGTCGAAAGGGGTTCTTAAAATATGTAAATTACCAAGCGATTCCGTTACCACTTCTGAATTAAAGGGGTTGTTAAGGAAACTTGCTATAGAAGGGTTTACCCCAGACTTGGTGATTATCGACTATGTTGATTGTATCACACCAGAAAGAGCAACATACGGTGAAGAATGGAAAGGTGAAGGGGCGATTATGAGACATTTGGAAGCAATGACAAATGAGTTTCATATCGCTATATGGGCAGCTACGCAAGGAAATCGAGAATCCATCACAACCGAAGTTGTTACATCAAATTTAATGGGTGGGTCAATTAAGAAGGCTCAGATAGCACATGTGGTTTTATCCGTTGGTAAAACATTGGAGCAAAAAGAAAATCAATTAGCGACAATTTCCCTTTTAAAATCCAGAATTGGTAAAGATGGTCTTGTATGGCAAAACTGTCATTTTGACAATGAATACCTTACTATTAATACTAACTTAGTAGAGACACTACTTGGCCACGAAAGAAGTCAAGAAGAAAAAAATAAAGAAAGGGCAATTGAAGTGTGGAAAGCAAAAAGACTTGCTGATTTACAGATGCTTAGCGAGCAGTTAAGTGCCCCTAATTTACAACCGTCCCCAGTTATTAAACCAAATACATCTTTTGATAAACCAATGGAAAAACTAGTCATACCGACAACTATCACTGGTGCCAAGGAATTGTCTAAACAAGAAAAAATCGCATCCAACGCTCACAAGAGGGAGGAAAAAGAAAAGATACGAGCACAACAAAAGGAACTTAAAAAGGAAAAAGTTCTTGAAGAATCATTAATATCTACTTAACAAACAATAAATCATAATAGGGGTGGTATTATATACACTCGCCTTAAATAATTTTTATAAAACTCAAAATTATGTCAAAAGGAAAAGAATTTATATCACAATTGAAATTATATTCAGATTATTTAAAATGGGACGATAATTTAAATAGATATGAAACATGGGAAGAGGCGTGTGATAAAGTGTTAAATACACATAGGGTAAAATATGGTAAAAGAATAGAAAAATACTTAAATGAAGTTAAAGATTCATTATATAATAAAGAATTTTTGGCATCTCAAAGAAATTTACAATTTAGAGGTGAATCAATTTTTAAGCACAACACTAAAATGTACAATTGTTGTACAACATACGCATACTCACCTGATTTATTCAATAAAGGTTTTTATATTTTATTATCTGGATGCGGACTAGGCGTTTCGTTAAAGAAAAAATTTATATCACAATTACCCAGATTATATAAAAGACAAATGGGTGTTAAGTCGTTTGTTATACCCGACAGTATTGAAGGGTGGTCAGAATCGATTAAAATTTTAATTAGCTCTTATTGTAAACATAATTCATTATATTCCGAATATTTCGGATATCAAATTAAATTTGATTACTCCGAGATAAGACCAAAAGGGGCTAAAATAAGTGGTGGGTTTAAAGCCCCTGGCTTTGAGGGATTAAAGCAATCAATAGAAAAGATAGAAAAACTCATAAACACAGAGATAGATGGTTATAACGACATCGAATTTAAAACCGTTTTAGTTTATGATATTCTGATGTTTATTTCTGACGCAGTATTAAGTGGTGGCGTTAGAAGGTCCGCAATGAATGTCATAATTGACGAAGACGACAATGAAATGATGTCAGCTAAGACTGGAAATTGGAGAACAATAAACCCACAGAGATCAAGGAGCAACAATTCCGTTGGATTAATTAAAGGTCAATTTACAGATGAAAAATTAAAACAATACGTATCAATAAATCAAGGTGATAACGATATCGGTTTTGTGTTTATGAATCACGAAGATGAAATGTTTAATCCTTGTTTTGAGATTGGATTTAATTTTTATGAAAAAATAAAAGATAGAAACGAGTCAGTTTTTCAATTTTGTAATCTGGATGAAATAAGTGCGTCTGCTTGTGTCGACTCCAAAGGCCATTTTAGCGATACTAAGTTTTATGAATTATGTAGAAAGGGTAGTATATTAGGGACATTACAAGCTGGATATACGGATTTTCCATATTTAGGTAAACAAACGGAGGAAATAGTAAAAGGCGAAGCGCTAATTGGCGTATCAATTACTGGATGGATGAGTAGGCCAGAATTATTTAATGTGGAAATACTAAAAAAGGGGGCAGAAATTGTTAAAGAAACAAATAGTGAGGTGGCCAAATTCATAGGTATAAATGAGGCAGCCAGAACAACAACAGTAAAACCAAGCGGAAACGCATCTGTGATTTTAAAAACATCATCAGGCATTCATCCTGAACACTCCAAACGATATTTTAGAATAATGCAATTAAATAAAGAATCTGAAACAGCAAAGTATCTTGAAAAAAATTGCTCATCAGTTATTGAAGAGTCGAAATGGTCAGCAGGAAATAATGATTATGTTATATATTCTCCTTGTGAGAATAATAATGATGTATTATGTAAAGATAAAATGCAGGGAGTAGAACATCTAAAATTAATTGAAATAGTTCAAAATTCTTGGGTATATTATGGTAAAAGAGAAGATAAATGTTATAATCCTTTAACCACACATAATGTAAGTAACACTGTCATTATTGATGATATAAACGAAATAACTAATTACATTTTTGAAAACCAAAAAAACTTTGCGGCAGTGTCATTTATTTCTTTATATGGAGATAAAGATTATGTGCAGGCACCATTTACATCAGTTTTAAACACCGATGAAATAATTCAAAAATATGGAGACGGGGCGATTTTTATGGCTGGGTTAATTGTTGATGGATTGCATTATTTTGATGACGATTTATGGACAGCAGTATCATATGTTTTAGATGAAAATAAAAAAATAATAGGAGATAGGGACCAGCATCTTCTTAGGAAAGATTGGATTAGACGAGTACGAAAATATTCCAAAAACTATTTTAAAGGTGATTTACAAGAAACTATATATTGTATGAAAGATGTTCATTTATGGCATAAATGGAAAGTTATTAATCGAGAATTCAAATTAATTAATTTTACAGAAATATTAACAAAACCTGAGTTTGAGGATATTAGTAAGTATGGAGCCATTAGTTGTAGCGGAGGTTCTTGTGAAATTTTATAATATATTTGTACATTTATCGTTACATTGATTTATGTAAAAGAATTACCGAATATAACAATTCAAAATGCGGATAATCGAGACATTAATCACGACATTATGTCCCGATTATCAAAATAATAATAATAAATTTAAATAATCACGACAAACCCCAGGAATTTAATACCTGGGGTTTTTGTTTATCATAAAATATCTACTTTTGATATATTAACGTATATTTATAGAAAAAGAAATATTCCATAAATATGTTAAAATCCCACAAATATAGAATCTATCCATCACAGGAACAAAAAGAACAGATGCAAAGAATTTTTGGATCGGTTAGATTCGTATATAATCTTGGCTTGGAAACCAAGATAGTTAATTACACAGGAAACAAAAAAAATATAGATATGTTTGACTTAGTCAAACAAGTCAAGGAGCTTAAAGACAATGAATGTTCTTGGCTTAAAGACCCACCCGCACAGGCGCTACAAATGTCTATTCGTAATTTAGATAACGCATATACAAACTTTTTTAGAGGAAAAGGGTTTCCTAAGTTTAAGAGTAAACACGGAAAGCAATCATTTCATTTACCTCAAAACGCCCATTTATCAAAAGATAATAAACAAATTTTTCTTCCAAAATTAAATATGGTTGATATAGATTTGCATAGAGAATTTAAAGGTGATATAAAGACAGTAACAGTATCAAAATCAATAACAAATAAATATTACGTTTCAATTCTAGTTGAAAATCATCAAATTAAACCAGAAAAGAAATCAATAAAAACAGCAACATCAGTAGGAATAGATTTAGGCATTAAAGATTTTTGTATAACATCAGATGGAAAGAAATTCGAGAACAAAGATTTCTTTAAATCTACAATGCGAAAACTTCGAGTTGAACAACGCTCATTATCGAGAAAAAAGAAAGGTAGTAATCATTATAAAAAACAAAAAATGGTATTAGCCTTACTTCACGAGCATATTCGTAATCAAAGACAGGATTACCTACATAAAATATCTAAGTATCTGGTTGATAATTATGACACTATATGTATGGAAAATCTGAATGTATCTGGAATGGTTAAAAATCATAACCTTGCCAGAGCAATATCTGATATGGGTTGGGGTGAGTTTAAGTCGATGGTTGAATATAAATGTGATTGGTACGGAAAGAATCTATCTATTATAGGAAGATTTGATCCTTCTAGTAAAACCTGTTCTAGTTGTGGACATATTTATAAAGGACTAACATTAGCAGATAGGGAATGGACCTGTTCTAAATGTGGAACGATTCACGATAGGGATGTTAATGCTGCGATAAACATAAGAAATTTTGGGTTGAGGAACCAACCCAGCGTCACTCAAAGTGAATGGTTACATTGTGCTTGTGGCGTAGAAACTTAATAAAGTTGTTCATGGCGACATACGGTATAGAATATCCATTTCGTGATAGTGAAATTGGAAATTATTTAAAAATGACATCTACTCCTGAACGAGAGGTTAGGGCGAATTTAATTCATTTACTTATAACAAGAAAGGGGACTAGATATTTTTTACCCGATTTTGGAACTCGTTTATATGAATATATTTTCGAACAAAATGATAGTACATCATATCGTCATATCGAAGAAGAAATAAGGGATGCAGTTAAAAAATATATTCCAAATTTGGATATAAACAGTATCGAAATAGTATCCGCAGAAAATGACCCTGACCGAGTAAGAAATATAAGTGATGATGAAGACGAAAGATTATTTAGGGTTTCATCTGAATCAGCAAGGCCGTACACCGCAGTTGTTAAAGTAGATTACACAGTGAATAACGGATCATTTTCAACATCCGATTTTATAATTCTTAACATATAATGGCAAAACAGATATCATATGCGGTTCGAGATTTCGCAAGTTTAAGGGAAGAGTTGGTCAATATGACCAAACAATATTACCCAGATTTAATTTCAAATTTTAATGATGCCTCGATATATTCGGTGTTATTAGATTTAAACGCCGCTATTTCAGACAACTTACATTTTCATATCGATAGGGTATGGCAAGAAACAATGTTGGATTTTGCTCAGCAAAGACAATCTTTGTTTCACATTGCAAAGACTTATGGATTAAGACTTCCAGGGTTAAGACCATCCATTGCGTTATGTGATTTTAGTATTAATGTACCAGTTAGAGGGGATAAAGATGATGAAAGATATGAAGGTATTTTAAGATCTGGAGCACAAGTTTCTGGTGGAGGTCAAATATTTGAAACCATAGATGATATCGATTTTTCAAATCCATTTAATAGTAAAGGTGAACCAAATAGATTAAAAATTCCAAATTTTGACAACAACAATAAATTAATTTCTTATACAATTACAAAAAGGGAAGCAGTAGTTAATGGTGTTTCAAAAATTTATAGAAGGGTTATAACGGATTTAGACCAAAAACCATTTTTGAAATTATATCTTCCCGAAAAAAATATTTTGGGAGTAACTGACATCATACATAAAGATGGAACAAATTTCGGCACAAATCCAACCTACGCCGAGTTTATGGACACCAAAAATAAATGGTATGAAGTAAAATCATTAATCGAAGATAAAGTTTTCATAAATGACCCAACATCAATTTCAGATGATGACAATTTTATAGCAGGTAACTATGTGTCTGTTACAAATAAATTTATCACAGAATATTCTCCGGAAGGATATTTCTCAATAACATTTGGTTCAGGTAACGTGAATCCAATGGACAATTTAGACAATTATATGACAGGAACTATGAAAGTAAATCTTACATCGTTCTTGAATAATATGTCATTAGGAAATGTACCAAAATCAAATACAACATTATTCATCAAATATAGAGTTGGTGGTGGAAAAGATTCAAATACAGGCGTTAATGTGATAACATCCGTTGATTCAATTGATTTTTCTATAAACGGCCCGAATACAGCAATTAATGACAAAGTTTATCAATCATTAATAGTGTCCAATATTACGCCAGCCATTGGCGGAGCAGACGCACCAAGTGTTGAGGAAATAAGAAATATGATTACATATAATTTTGCTGCTCAAAACAGAGCCGTAACATTGAATGATTATAAATCCTTAATAGAAAATATGCCATCAACATATGGAGCCCCAGCAAAAGTAAATGTGATGGAAGAAGATAACAAAGTTAGAATTAAACTTGTTTCTTATGACGGCGAGGGCAACCTTACAGATTTAGTTTCTACCACGTTAAAACTTAATATATTGAATTATCTTTCCAAATATAGAATGTTAAATGATTATATTGATATTGCTGCGGGTGAAGTTGTTGATTTTGCGGTCGAGGCCGATTTAATTGCAAATAAAAATGAAAATCAAACAGACATAGCAAAACAAGTCATTCAAACAACAACCAACTTTTTTGATATTTCAAAACGAAAAATGGGTGATCCATTATTTGTTGGTGATTTAAAAAGAGAGATTGGTAATGTTGCTGGGGTGGTTAATGTGGTCGATGTAAGAATTTTTAATTTAATTGGAGGAAAATATTCTTTGTCAGAGGTAGCTCAACCATATGCAAATACTTCCACAAAAGAAATATCACAAACAGATTCTACCATCTATATGAAGTCAAATCAGATATTTCAAGTAAGATATCCATCATCTGATATAAGAATTAGAGTTAAAACACTTTCATCCACTACATTTTAATTTGTTTTTTCATTATATTATACAAAAAATAGGTTAGTTTCTATTTATTGTAGATGGGACAAAAGCAAAGAATTAGAACAGAAATTGGTAAAGACAATAAAATAACAATCCAACTCAATCAGGATGTCGGATTGCTAGAAGTCTTGTCGCTTAAATTATCACAGCAAGATATATACACATCACTTTGCGCCGATTATGGCGTGGTTTGTGGAAGGGTATCAGTAAATCACGGATTTGGTGTTCCAAACGCCAGGGTATCCATTTTTATACCATTAAAATCAGAAGACGAAAATGACCCAGTAATATCTGCATTATATCCATATAAAACATTTAGCGATAAAACAGAAGATGGGTATAGGTATAATTTACTTCCAGCAAGGCAACAACATAGTGGACACGTTGCTGTGGGTACATTTCCTGACCAGATGGACATTTTAACCAGAGAAGAAGTGTTAGAAGTATATGAAAGTTATTTCAAATACACAGTAAAAACTAACGACGCTGGAGACTTTATGATTTGGGGTGTCCCATTAGGGGAGCAAGTTATTCATGTTGATTTGGATGTATCAGATATGGGTTGTTTCTCGTTACGGCCAGACGATTTTTTACGAAAAGGGTATGGAATTGAGGACTTTAAATCTGAATATGAGTTCAAATCAAGTAATGATATAGATTCTTTACCACAAATAATAACATTTGATAAAGGAATTGAAGTATATCCATTTTGGGGTAATGTTGACCTATGCGAAATTGGTATTACGAGAGTTGATTTCGATTTAGCCGATAGAGGTTTAAAAGTTGAACCAAGCGCATTAATTATTGGTGGAACTTTTACAGATGACGGAAAAAATTCCGTAAACAAAAGTTGTAAACCCAGAAAAAATATGGGTAAAAAATGTGGATTTACCGCCAAGAGTGGAAATATAGATGCGATACGATTCAGTCCATATAACGATGTAAATAATTTACCTGTTTTAGAGGAGTATACTGTTACTGATAAAATAACAGATGACGGATCCTTTGCGTTTCGAGCGCCTATGAATAGAGATTTCATTTACACAAATGAGTTTGGAGAAAATGATTATACAAATGACCCAAACAAAGGTATTCCTACCTCGAGTTGCTATAGATTTAGATTTACACTGGCTGATGAAGGTTTGGAAAGTAATAGGGCAAGCGCATCATATCTTGTACCAAATATACGAGAATATGAAAAGGACCCAGAAAAATCATATGCGTGGTCATTACAATTCACAGGATACCCAACAGACTCATTGGCTCTCATACTTAATAATGTAAATGGTGATTATTACCCACAAGATTATTTTTATAGATTTCAATATGGTAAGGTTTATACTGTTTCATCTTTTCAAAGTTTATATATCGATTCACCAAAAAGAATTTTAGGTATAAACGATATTGCCCCGTCAGATGATAAGGATTGTACAGGGACAGCTAATACTTTTCCAACGAATATGGCGGTACGAAATAACTCATTTAATTTTCAACTTTTATTGGCATTGGTGATAACATTTTTACAATTTGTTTTTGCTGGCGTATCTTTAACTGCATATGAATTTCTTGGGTCTATTTTAAAAACAATTTCGGCTGGAATGAATTTTTGGCCATTTGAAACCTTATCCCAACAGATTATGGATGCGGCATTTAATGTTCAATCTGCTGGCCAACAAGAATTACCGTTGGTTATATATGATGACTGTGACGAATGCGCAACAGACGATGGTAACATTTCTGGTGGGTTTAATGATATTGAATATTGTAAAATAGCGGAATATAATATAATAGTAGAAGGGGACGGGGCAGGAAATACATACTTTATATTACCCGATATTCCAAACGCAGATAACGAAATGGGAACATCAAGGTATGGTGATGCAAAAGCCGCTAGAGATTGTACACCAGATGGACATTTAGAATGTTGTACTTCCTTTTTAATAGATAACACAACACCTGGCCAGACATATATAGATATGAATACTATGGTGGTCGAAGATTCGAATGGAAATCCAGTATTAGATTCGAATGGTAATCCAATGCCACGATTTATTATGTATATAGGTGGTAATGTGGGTTGTCCAATTCACCCAGTAAATTTTTTATTATCAACACCTGCAGTTGATGTGAGTAATTTTCCTATAACTACATTTACAAGTGGATCAACATATTATGGTTTCATTTTCAACGATGTTCAAATAAAAGAACTATTTGGTATAGAAACTGGTTCAACATATTTTCAAACACATCAAATTTACAACGAGCTTGCAGGATACACTCTTGATAAAGAAAAACCTAAAATAATAGCATCCACCATTTATACTGGCGTAACGCCAGAAGAAGGTTGTGAAATGTATGACACAGTATATAATGAATCAGGAATGGAGCCAATAGAAAATACGCCAGTATATCTTTGGGTTAGTGGGGAAACTAATTATGGTGATTCTTATGATCCAGGCGTAGGTGGGGTTGTGGATGTGGAAATTCGAGATGCATTCAATAATCCCGTAACTTTTATTAAAGAAAGTTCAATAATGCCAACAACACCAGCAGATACAGGGTGGACCATAATGGCAACAGTATTTTATAAAGGTGGTCAAGAACGATTACCTGGGCTTTATGATTATACATGGGGTCAAGAAGAATATAATAGAAAAACTAAAACAGGATATAGTGAATTTAGGGACGGAATTTTCACAATCGTTCCATCAATAGATGGGCCTTGTGGACAAAACAAAGCAGCGTTAGAAGAATGGTATCGAAGAAAAGTAATTGGATTAAATTTTTGTGGCGGCGTGGTAAATTTTATGTTAGCCGATAATTGGTTATCTGGTTCTTTATATTTCTTTTTATTTAAAGCCAAGATAAAAGATAAATCGTCTGGTCAAAAGGTTAAAGTATGCGATAAAATCGTAAAATATATTCCTGACCAACAGAGATTTTATTATAAATCTTGTTTATATGACCCGCATAATGATCCACTTAACGATAAATGGGGAATGGATAACGAAAAAGGGAATTCATTATACATAGGTCATCCAACAACATTTGTTGATTTAGGCCCGCGAGACGAATTTATAAAGGAGATATGCGTTGACCCAACATTAGATCCAAATTGCTCAGTATCTCGTTCTATAGGACCGACTTCATTTAAAAGTTTCGGCGAATTAATTGCATTTGCAATAAATTATAAAATGGATGTCGCCAACGCCAAATTAAAAATGAAAGATTTTTTTAAAAATGATGGATTTTATTCATTACTAGGAAAAGACGCTAAAATTTTTAATGGTGATATATCTCAATTAATTTCTATTAATAGTGAAGCTGGAATAGATGGGTTTGATATGCAAAATCAAAAATATCTTGGATATAGTGTGGCAACATTAGACCCAGAAAACGATTCCATTATTTTTTGTAATGGAAATTACGATTCTAATGGAAAACCGATATATGGTCCAACGCCAGTAACAATGAAATATGAAACTGACGGCGTTAGAATAAGACAATGTTTGAATGCGCCAGGGTATTTAACGGAAGCGTCACAAAAAGTTCCATTTTATTTATGGGATAAAGGTGGAACAGGTTTCGGTCCTTACAATGACGCAACCAAAGATGACCAATGTTGGGATTATGATACTATTAGAGTTGATTATTTACAGGGAATGACCTATAATTACAAGTTCACAGACTTTCTTCCACCTTATGGAACTGGAAATACAGACCCAG